GCAATCACTTCTGCAAACGTTATTGACGAAATGGCGAAACTTGTTGCTACACTTCCAACACGCGTGAAGCGTGCAACTGAGAAACCTGTAATCGCAGTTTCTTCTAACGTTGCTGAAGCATACAGAACGGCTATCTTAGGTCTTGGCGGTGGATACTACCTTTATCAAGGAGAATCAGTTGTAATGAACTGGCAGGGACAGTATGACGTTATTGAGTGCCCAGGAATGAGCGACGACACAATGGCGTTTTACCAAAAGAGCAACCTATGGTTCGGTACTAACTTGTTAGACCAATGGAACACCGTTGCACTTTTGGATATGTACCAATACGACCTTTCTGACAACGTTCGTTTCGCTTGTTCTTTCTTCGCAGGTGTACAATACGGTTTCGGTAACGAGATTGCATTTTACCAATATACTGCCTAATCAATACCATTCTAACCCTTGCATAATAGAGGTGGCGGCATAAACACCGCTCCTCTTTTGTGCTAATAAAAACATACAAATATGGCATGTGAATTAAGCGCAGGTTTTACACTCGATTGCAAAGACGGCATCGGTGGAATTAAGAAAATCGTTTTGGTTGATAAAGCGTTGGTAACTTCTTTTACTTTTGACGGAGTTGAAGTTGTTAATGCGATTAACGGCCCAACGGCTGGTGATTTGTACACTTACGAATTGCCAACGCAAACAGGTTCTTTCGAAGAAACAATCAACTTCAACCGCGATGCAGGTACAATTTTTTACACGCAGACGGTTAATATAATGTTGCAAAAACTTTCTTACGCAAAGCGTTTAGAATTGCAAAGCGTTGCACAAGCTCGCGTTATTGTATTTGTTTTAGATACAAATGACAATTGGTGGGCTGTTGGTTACGAATACGGAGCAGACCTTTCTACTGCAACAGGCGCAACAGGAACGGTTTTGGGTGACGCCAATGGCTACACTTTAGCGTTCACTCACGAAGCTGCAAAGCGCGCTTATGTTTTAGACGGTGCGCCTTCGACAATTCTTGACTAATTAAAAAACTTTTACACACATAGGGACAAAACGTCCCTACGTGTTGTAATTTTAACGTAAAGGAAAGATAGAATGGTTTATCTCAACACAAATACAGCGAATCAATACGCGTGGCTTTCGTTAGACGAAGGACGTGCATATTTTAACGTTGCCTTTACTCATTATCTTCTTGTCATGACTTACGAAATGACAGGTGAACAACTCGCGCAAGTGGTCGAAGTAATAAACGAGAACGAACGCGTGACTAAAATAAGACTAACAACTGTTGGTTTGGTCGATGCAGGTCGTTATCATTACGAAGTGTACGGACAAAACAGCAGCAGCAATATAGATCCAACCAACGCCGCCGTTCTTGGCTTGATTGAGAAAAGTTTAATGATACTTCAAGACGGAACTATTTTCTTTGACGTTTCTTCACCGACAATCCCTGTCGATGTAATATATACAGGTGCTTAATTATGGAAAACAATATACAAGCAATTAACTTATCGGCTTACCAACCAGTTGAAGCAATTGAAAAAGAGAATCGCGCAGGTTGGATTGACTACGGTCTCAACAATTTATTTCCGCAGCACCTCATAACGCTTTACTACAATAGCCCTATTCATAACGCGTTGACGAACTCAATTGCTTACATGATTGAGGGCAAAGGAACGGGAACGATTCTTGACAACGCATTGCAAGGAATTGCTTTCGACTTAAAACTTCAAGGTTCATTTTGTGCTGAGGTGATATGGTCGTTGGACTTCACTCGCATTGTGCAAATCAACCACTTACCTTTCGAAAATTGCAGACTTGCATACGACAAAGACGAAGACGACATTACAGGGATTTTCTACTCGAAAGATTGGGCAAATACAAGAAGCAAAAAAGGTAAACCCGAATTCATTCCTGCGTTCAATCCTTCGATTGCGCAAGAACAACCGCGTCAAGTTATCTACGCACACGGCATGATGGCTGGTTCTTCGTACTACGCGAAGCCTGACTACTTCGGTGCGTTAAACTACGTTGAGTTAAGCTATCAAATGGGAATGTACCACGTCAATAACATTTTGAATGGTTTATTCCCTTCATTCATTATTAACTTCTTAAACGGCATTCCGCAGAAAGAAGAACGCGAAGCTATTCGTCGTGAGTGGGAAACAAGATTGAGCGGTGCAAGTAACGCGGGTAAGTTCTTGATGACCTTCAACGAAGATCCTGCACGCGCTCCACAAATCGAATCGTTTCCACTAAGCGACGCAGACAAGCAATATCAGTTTTTGTCAGAAGAAACAGCGAAGCAAATCATGGTCGGACACCGCGTTGTTTCGCCACTTATTCACGGCATACGCGACACAACAGGATTCGGAAGTAATAAAGACGAAATGGTTGTTGGTTTAGAGATATTCAACAATCAAGTTATCAAGCCATACCAAAGAATCATCGAGCGTGTTTTCACTCCGATTTTAGGAGAAATAAATATCGAAATGAATTCGCCATTCAACGACGAAGTTATCGTTGTTCAACCAACGGTGCAAACTGCTGAATTAAAAAAAAAAGTAGTTGCTGCTGAGAATAAGATAAGCGCAGAAGATAGCGCGTTGTGGTTGGCTTATCTTAAAGAGAAAGCGGAATACATCAACGAAGAAGAATGGGAGTTAATTTCTGACGAAGAAGTAACCAACCCAGAAGGCGAAGAAAATTACCGCACCGAGTTTATGAGTGTTCGAGGCTATTCAAACCCCGACGAAAGAAGTGATTCACTCGATACTGGTCTTTATAAAGTACGTTACTATTATTCAAAGAATTTAACCTATAAAGAAGGTGAAATGGTGACGCGTGATTTCTGTCAAGAAATGGTTGCGCTATCAAAAGACGGAGCATTATTCCGTTACGAAGACATTATAAAAATGGGTAAAAACCCTGACGTCAACGGCGACTTCGCACCTTCGGGAAGCAACACATATTCTATTTGGATTTTCAAGGGCGGAGTTTACTGTCGCCATGCATGGTTTAGAAAGATATTTTTCCGCAAAAGAGAAGGTGGACGTTTCTTGCCTAACGACGGATTGAAAAACGACAAAGTTGTTACAGGCGCAATACCAAACGAACTATTTCCAAAAGGCGAAGAATCGGTACGTCCTAACGATATGCCGAATAGAGCATCATTAAAATACTCATAAAAAAATAAAATGGCACTACAACCCGAAGTTCTACTCATTGACGAAAACTACATAAAAAAATACAGTTGGATTAACGGTTCAGTTGACCCATTGCTTATGTACCCTGCTATCTATTTAGCGCAGGACAAGTACGCACAATTGTATTTAGGAACTGACCTTTACAATCGCATTAAAGAAGACGTTGTGAACGACGACATTACAGGCGCATACGCAACGCTTCTTGACAATTACTTGCGTCGAATGATAATGTGGTGGACGATGTACGAAGTCTTGCCGCATTTGTACGTTAAAACAGACAACGGAAGTTTAGTAATTCGCACAAGCGAAGACACTCAACCTATATCACAAACAGACTTGCAAAACTACCGCGATCAAGCGCGTCAACAAGCAATGTTTTACACGCAAAGAATGGTTGACTTTTTGTGTCAGAACAGCGCAGACTTTCCCGAATACACGACGAACACAACAAACCAAATTTGGTCGCAGACAAATGTGTATCCGTCGAACGCTTTCGAGATTAGCGACGGACGTGACAGACGACCATACGAATACAGAAGACCAGGCTTAGGATGGATTAGATAACTAAAAAATAAAACATGGCTACAAGGGGCAGAAAGAAAGACATGGTAAAACAAAAGATTTACGAAGAAAAATTCCGTAAGTATTTAGTAAGAAAAGAAAAACAAATAAAGAAGTTGTCGAATGAAAGTTAACGAGGAAGGGTACGCACTAATCAAGAAGTTTGAAGGTTGTCGATTGAAGGCTTATAAGTGTCCTGCTAACGTATGGACTATTGGTTTCGGAAATACCTTCTACGAAAACGGCGACCGCGTGAAAGAAGGCGATGTAATCACGCAACAACGCGCGGACGAATTAGCAAAGTTTATCATTGACCAGTTCGCCGTTTCAATCGCTCCGTTCATTTTGCAACCGCTCAACGATAACCAATTTAGCGCGTGTGTTTCACTTGCATACAACATCGGAACAAGTGGGTTCAAACGTTCGTCTGTATTCAAAAAGTTAAACATCAATCCTAACGACGCAACCATTGCCGATTCGTTTCGTCTGTGGAACAAAGGCGGTGGTGTTGTTTTGAAAGGTTTGGTTCGTCGTCGTGAAGCTGAGATACAACTATATTTTAAGGCATAACGAAAATTATATTTTAACGTGAACACAGAAACTGAAATCGCTTTGATACACGAACAACTTCAAGGAATGGACAAAAAGATTGACCGAATATACAACGTGTTAATCGGTGACGACCAGATGAAAATCGAAGGTCTTGTAAGTAAGGTTCAGAAGCACGACAAGTATATTCAGAATCAAAGGTTGCAAGTAGCTCGATTGAGTGGTATTGCAACCGCCGCTGGTGTTATTGGTGGGTTAATCGTTCAGTTCATTGTAAAAG